AGTTGCTTTTTTCTTTTTGTGGGAGGGGTAACGATAAATTAAATAGATATGAAAGTTTTTATTACAAGTAAGACAGCGTTTGACGATTTGATGAAACGCAAAGGAATAACAAATGAGAATGGTGTTTTATATTTTTGAATTTCGTTCATACGTGGCCTAATAATATTTTTGCTTCGTCTGAAGATTGTTTATTCTGGTCCCACTTTGAAAGTGGTTGTTTCTCCTGATCTTTTTTAAACCATTTTAAGAACGTCAAATTTGCAGAGGTGTATTTCTTTAAAAGTAGTTTATGGTTTTGCATTGAAAGCAAAGTATCTACCCCTAATTGAGAATTATACTTATCAAAGTTATCTGAGAAATTTGAAATTGTTATTGGATCTTTTAATTTTTGAACGGTCGGGCAGTTCTCATTTATCCAAATTTGGAATTTTGCCCAAGCGTCTAATATTTTTGAATCATACTCATCAAAATTAATTTGAATTTTTGAGGGGTGAGTAATAATCCCATTATTACTCTTTATTTCATTACCATTATCACTTACACTTACATTAACACTATCAGTTGCTTTTCGTTGACGAGTTTTAACGGTCGTTGAACGGTCGTTGATTTTCGTTGAACGAATTTCAGCGCTTCGCTTTCCCGCTTCGCTTCGTTGATGTAATTGATCTGACCACCTTTGTAAATCACGTTTAAGGGTTGATCTTATATTGGCAAATACAGCATTTATTAATACGCTATCAGATACAGGGTGTTCATCATTAACATATGCAAAAATATGTTTAATCAGCTTTCCTGCATCTTCATCAGGTAGTGCATCGAAAGTTTCCTTCCAATCTGAATAAGCAATAAAAGACCTCTTATCTTTTGCCATAACAATATTGTTGCCCCTCCGAAATGCTTTGACCGCTGAAAGTGTTAGCGATTTCTCGGGGGCAATATCTTAAATAAGTTCGTTTTTAGTAATCACTTTCAGCGTATTTGTACTTGCAAATGTAAACAAACTTTTCATTTATGCAACTACTCTTTTTAAAAATTCCATTGTTCTGCCATAGCTTTTGCAATTCCTATAAATGTTTTACTTCTCAATTTCGCTCTGTCTTTTGTTTTCGGTAATCGGTGCAATCTTTGCTCCCTGCCTTCAACTATGTTTGTTGGTATCAATTTCGGTAATCCTTGCAGCCATAAACAAGTTGCTTTCGTTTCTCCGTGTCCAAACATCCAAGGCTGCAACACTTGGTCTGGCTTTCTAAATTCGCTACTCATTACTCCGATAGGATTTTCAATCGCTATCTTTGGTATTCCGCAATTATAAAGTCTCATAAAAAAGTCTATTGCTTCAACTCTTGCAGCCCTCCTTTCAGAACCCACCAATGTTCCGCTTTTTCTTGGCGGCTGATCTTTATACCATTTGTTTGCACTTATCGTTAAGTATGTGCAGGTCGGAAAAAATATTGCCATATCCCAATTCTTTAATTTTATCGCTTCAAACACATCCATTTGTAAATGCCATTCCGGTTTTCCGCCACTACATTCTTGCAAGTCGCAACTATACGCTTCATGCCCGGCTTTTCTAAACGCCTTGCATACCTCTTGGCTTTCTTCGCATCCTATTAATACTAACATACTCTTTTTAAAACGTTGATCGGTTCCTGGTTATTCCTGATGAGAAACATATCTACTGCCATTGCAGCTTGTTTATCTGTCGGGTATGTTCCGGCATAATGTTGTTTCTTATCCAAATATGGCCGTGCTTCATAGTTCTTTGCCCTTCTTTTGAAGTGGACACATTTGTATTTATTTTCCATGTTTTTTAGGTTTTTCATTCGCAAATTTTACCATACAATCAATTGTGTTTGAATAATCTGCTTTTACTATTTCAGGTGTAATACCAAAGTATGCAGCAAAATACTTAATAGCTTGTTTTTTTGTTTTCATTTTTTTTGATTATATAAAGTTGTTTGGTTTGAGTTATTACAACGTGAAGTGAATCTAAAACCTGTTTCCTGTGTAGCTTCTCAGCTTCGTAATCATGCCTGTATTGGGTTAATCCTGATCCGGCCATAAAACCGGCAGCTAAAAACAGAACAGCACCGAGTAAGTCTAAATAGGTTTTCATAATCATTTATTTTCAAATTGAACCATATTTAAACAATTCGGGCACTCTAATTTAGTTAGCCCCGCTGGTCTTGTGGCTACCCATTCATGTGAACAGATGTCGCATTTAACTAATGATGCTTCGTGTGGATCGTATGGCTTTAATTCATTATAAGGAATGGTGATTTCTTTTCTGTTAAAAGCCGCAATCAAAAAAGTATCACCTTCATTATTTTTAACAACTATTACGGTTGCGTTGTGAATATTTTTTGAGCCATCATTCTCATGACGAATTGTAGCAACAACCCTATCTCCTGTTTGTATGCGCTCTGCCCAATGTCTTATTTCTTCCATTTATAATAGATTTATTTGACTTGTTACAATTTCCTTTGCTGGTTTTCTTTTGATGTAAACAGCTACCGAGATAGGCTGCTTAACAACGGACCATACACTTGCCGGGGTGCAGTGACTTGTTGGATTCTTAACATTCTTAAATCCGGCCCTATGAATTAACCCCGACTTAACAGCCTTAACAATAACACCACCCCATGCACGTTTTGAAGGCGGTTCAGGAACAATACCCACTGACGCAGCCCTTACATCTTCTGTCATAAATTCAGCGTGATTTTTTATGTAAGACAAAAGGAATTGGTAAGCCTGTTCGCTCCATTGTGGTTCAACCTGGTCAGCGTGTGATACCGCCTGTTCAATTCCTGAATCTCTTAGTTGTTCGCCTGTCATAAGTTTTTGTTATACATTTCAACTATTTTTGATTCATCCTGGATTCGATTTATTTCATACGCCTCTCTTATTGCCCAGTCCATAGCTTTGTTAATATTTGGCTCGGATAATTGATGAAACAATGAACGCATATCTGCCTGTGTTAAATCCCAGTTCTTTTGATACGTGTCCATTGCTGCCCGCATTTGTTTTTTAAATTCATCGTCTGACAGCCTTGTATTTCCTACTTTGTAACGGTTATGCTTTTTGTGCATTTCTGGCAGTAATAATTCATCTTCGCTCATGGTATGTATTTTAAAGAATTTCATTGTATTTGAAACAAGTGAACTGTTGTTAAATATTCCTTTGTTAATTCTCCGCTGTGTGCTTTGTCATGATAACTCCGGCAAAGGGCTATCAGGTTTTCAATCTTATCCTGCTCGTCTTTGCGTTTGCTGCCAAATTTTGAACGTGGGATTACGTGGTGTATATCCACGGCCTGTTTAGAATTGCAAACCTCACAGGAAATGTAATCGGCTTCTGTATATCCGAAATGGGTCATGTAAACTTTACAATGATTTGTCATATCAATAATTTCTGAGCCTGTAAAACCTTTTCTGTTAGTACAATTTTATCTGATTCAGGAACTTCAAAACGAATCACATTAAGATTCTTATAATAACCACCGTCATTGAGATATGGGAGTTCGTTATCATCAGCAAAATTAATCCATGCGTAATTCCTTTGGTCGGTTCCGTCATAGTTGTTTGCAAGTTCCCGGATTGCTTCGAGTTCAGATTTATACGGAACATAAACAATCAGTTCAGCGTATTTTGAACTTGTTAAAATAGCGTTTGAAACAAGTTGCCAGTAATATTTTTCTCCTGATGGGTGATTGCCTCTAATAATATCGATTGCGTCAATTCCTGAATATGGCTTATCCCCATAAATAACATCAACCAACTGACAAAATGATTTCAATGTAATAGGACATTTAATATCAATAACAGTATTCTCTTTAGTTCCGTCTGGGGATCCACTCCAACATGAAATCGAAGGGTGTGATATTGTTTCTTCGCTTGTCAAAGAGTATTCGATGCCAAGTAAATCAAATACTCTTTTCTCAATCAGTTTCCCCCATGTTAAAGGACGTGCGTTTGATTCTGAATCTAAAGACCTGCCTAATCTTCTCTCCATGTTCTTTTCTTCGATGTAGGTGAGGGCAGCGGTACCAAATGATTTACCGTCCTTCGCTAATTTTGTCAGCGCAACTATTTCAGATGAAGTAAAATTGCCGATCCTTAATAATTGCTCTGTCATTTCAGTTTTTCAATTTCGGCAAGTTCTGTCATTAATTGTTTCCTTTCTTCAAAGGATTGAAGCCCGGTTGTGATCTTCTGTAATTCGGTTACTGTTGCTATTTCGTTCATGTTATTTTGATATTAAAAGTTCGTGTAATTTTTTATAGGAATTGGTTTCTTTGTCTTTGATAATTCGTTGCCCAGACTTAATTTCATCTGCTGTGAGTGATTCTTTTTTCATGTCAAAAAGTAACTCCAAATCTTCAATATTGATTTCAACCTTTGTAATTTCAAAGGCAAGGTCTGCTGTTGTTTCTCCGTTCTTTATTGAGGCTTTAATCCCGGTAAGAATAGCCAGTTTGTCAAGGTCAATATCCTCAACTTTTTTGATTTCAAGTGCATCACATATTTGTTTATCTGTAACCTTCAACCCCCGGAAATATTCAAGGGCTTTATCTCTGCGCTTAACTAATGTTTCCGCGCTGCCTCTCGCTACCTCTCTTGCACGGTCATATACTTCCTGACACAAAGCCGAAGGAACCACTTTAAAAACTGCATTACGAAAAGCAATTGAACAGGCTGCGTTACCCGTTACAATCTGCATATCTTCGCTGAATGTCTGTCCGTTCTTTTTTGTGATTCGCCTTTTAACTTCAACGGAAACGCTGTTATTTGTTTCGAGATCATGGCAAAACCCCTGTGCCGTGATTGATTTGCCGTCATTTGATATTACCCTTGCACCGGAAATTATATTGCCGTAAGATGCACAAATAATTTCAGCAAGCCGAACACTTGGGCCGTCAATTGATTTTCCCTCCCTCGGCACGGAATAAGAACAAGAGGCGGCAATATCCTCATTAAATGTTGCCATACTCATAGCCTTATCCATGAACATTTTTAGTGAGCGCGGAAAGGCTTTTGCCGTTGAAATTTTCACGTCAATTTCTGCTTTTGTGATAAGTGACAATGCCTCAGAGGACACTATCTGCAATTCTGTTGTTTGATTAGTTTCCATATTATTTCTTAAAAGGTTTTTCGTTCATTTTCTCCCGGTGTTTTTTCTGCATCTGCATAAATTGACAGTAGATTATTGCACACAGCAGCACCATGAAGCCGCCTGCAATGAAGGCTGTGATTATTAGTCCGATGTTCATTTTGACAATTTAGTTAACTGCGATGTAATTTCTTCAAGTTTACCAATAGATTTGCCGCAATCGAATACATATTCTAACCGTTCACTGATATACTGGCGGTCAACAAATGGGTGCTTCCGGCAAATCCAATCAACCGTATCACGGATTATTTCTTCCTTATTCATAATGCTGATCCCCCAATACAAATGTTGTAACCTTAGAACACACATGAGCAAACTCATTTCTTGCCCGGTCCAGCCTTGAATAGAACTTACCGGATTTCAATTCTCCTGTAACCGATACCCTGTAATTGTGTTCGCCTACCTGTTTAAGTTCAATTGTATTGTTACCGATTTGCTCAACCTGATTAACGTAATCAGGGAGGGATAGATTGCTTGTGGCGATGTCTTGAATAAGTAGACCGTTCATAATATTCCGTTAAAAAATCCTGCGTAATAAAGGAGAATGAGTGTTATGATTATCGAAAACAAAGACCAACCAGCGTGATACTTTCCCCTATCTTCTCCGTGTTTGATAACATTGAGCATAAGCCCGCTACATAATAGGCATAAAAAAATTATCTTGGCTATCATACTTCTATAAATTTAACTGTGTCAATTGTTACCGCCTTTAGTTTGCCGTTTTTAATTTGTTTGTAAATAGCAGCGGTTGTAAGGTTCTTGATCTTAGCGTAAGTCCTGATTCTGATTAATTTTGCCATAATTTTATTATAAAAAGCGATTGCCTACTTTCTTCCGATTTCGGCAACCTACTAAAGTATCTTAAATTTTGTAGTAATCTTGGCCCTTTAAAAAGTATGCCCAGTCGTTACCTGTGTTGTTTTGGCAACTGCGAAACTCCTCTTTATCCATTTTAATTGTGCGATATTTTCCACATTCAACACGAATGGTAAATGTTCTTTGAGATTTGTTTTCTGAAACTGAAATTTTTCGACCGCTGATAGTTGTGTAAGTGTTCATTTTAGTAGGATTTAAGAACCAGCTTAGTTGCTAATTCGAGGACAAAGGTAATTATATTTTGGTAGTTGTCAACTGTAAAATGAAAATAAACGTAATTAACATTGTAATTCGCTGACAATCAAAGATAATAATTTAAAAGAAATCATGGCCAAAACCGCCTAATTTGCAGTTAAGCGAATAAATAGTACATTTGTTCAGTGAAGAAAATAACATCAAACGATAAATTGTTTATTGCCGTATGTGAAGAAATATCAACCACCAATCACGGAATAAGACAATGCTGCAAGTCACAACATATAAGCACACGGACATTTTATGACTGGGTAGAACTTAACGAAAAAAACAAACAACAATACCTGCGCGCGCGCGAGCAGCAGGCAGATGTATTGGTCGAGGAAATTATAGAGATTGCTGATGATTCAACAAATGATACTAAAACAATAACTAAAGGAAAAGAACTTGTAGAGGTCGAGAATACAGAGTGGACAAACCGCAGCAAGCTCAGGGTTGAGGCGAGAAAATGGATAGCGGCCAAACTTAGACCTAAGAGATACGGTGATAAACTTGACGTTACTACTGACGGGGCCAAATTATCACCAGCTATATCAGACGATCAGTTGACGTCCATTATTGCCAAAATAAACGGCAATGCAAAAAAGTAAAAACAGCCACTCATTTAGTGGTGCTAAGAAACCCACAAGGGAGAAAACAAAAACAGCCACTCATATAAAATGCAACCCGTAAAAGCGTCCGGCTGGTTCAATAGCAATTTAACACCAGAAGACCAACAGGTATTAATTGCATCAGGCGCAACACCTGTAAATGATGTATTCTTTGATTTATGGAATAACGATAACCCTATTAATATTCTTTACGGAGGTTATGGTTCCGGTAAATCTAACTTTATAGGAACCGATTTACTTTATAAATGTCTGAACAATGAATATTTTAAAGGTTATTACGGACGCAAAACATTGGAAGATGTCCGGGAATCGGTACACTCAAAATTCATATCTATTATAGAAGATAACCACCTTCAGCATTTGTTCCGGTACTCAAAAGAACCAAACGGATCAATGATAATACGGGCGCACAACGGTAATATGCTAATCCCTTTCGGTGCATCAAACCCTGACGGACTGAAATCCATTAATGACCCTACTCATTTTTTTATGGAGGAAATGGACCAATTTACGGCTGCTGATTTTGCCCTGATACTTTCCCGCCTAAGAACAAAAAAGGGAACGCTTCAGTTGTATGGTGCTTTCAATACGCAAAAAGTATATCCCGGTCACTGGATATTATCTCACTTCTTTCCTGAATTTGGATTTGATGATGAACAAAAAAAAGAGATAACCGAAATACTTGAAACAGTAGGAGTACATAAGTTATTCTGTAATTACACAGACAACTATTTTATAGACCAGGTAGATTATTACAACAAACTTAAACTTGCATCAGCCGGTGATACATCAGCGTTGTTATCTATGGCCAACGGTGAGTGGGGTTCATATAAATCAGTTAATCCTTTTATCACACAATTTGATCCTGAAAGGCACGTGTCAAGTGATTGCGTGTATTATAAAAACAAGCCGGTAATAATTATAATTGATTTTAATGTTAATCCTTTCTGCTTAAATTTTGCTCACGTATGGCGTGATGAGAAAGGAGAACACTGTCATGTGTTCAATGAGATAGCCGTCAGTTCAGGGTCAATTCCAAAGGTGGTTGACGAAATTAAAATAAGATACGGTAATCAATTATCCAACTGCTTCGTAACGGGTGACGCAATGGGGAACAGGCGGGATATATCACAGAGGGATAATGCTACATATTACATTCAGCTCATGAGAGGACTGAACCTTAACAAAACCCAAATGAGGCTCCCTGCAAATCCAACCCACGAAAATAGCCGTGCAGACTGTAATTACGTTTTCTGTCATTTTCCCGATCTAAAATTTCATCCTAAGAATTGCATGAGAACAATCAACGATATAAAAACTGTGGAGTGTGATAACTTCAATCAGATCATTAAAAAGAACCGATTAAAAGAAAACCAACAAGCCGATCATTTGGACAATATCAGGTATCTTATTAACGCATTTTTAAAGCCATGGATTAACACTCATCAGCGAATGGTAAAAAAATAATTATAAAAATGAATCTATTTATATAAATTTGTTCCTATGAATTGCGATAAATGTACTCCGGTTTGTTCACTTCCAATTTGTGCAACCTCAATAAATTTAGGTACAATTACTCCTGATACAACTGTTCAGGTTGTGTTTACCGAGATTGTAACTGGCCGTAAGATAAAAATTGAAGCAACAAGCGATAGTGAAGGAAACCTTATTGTAGATGTCGAAGATTACCGGGTATTCTTTTCACCAAATTTCATGTACGAAATAGCATTGTTTTCAGCAATCACAAATGATTGCCCTGATATTGAATTAACAATTAACGATGTAGTTGTAAGCTGCGTTCAGGTTCGGTTTTTTGTTTGCACGGATAATCCTGTAACCGAAGCCGTATTATCGCTTCAATCAACAAACAATCCTTTGCTTGACGAAGATTCAGACCCATTACTTGACGAACATTTTAATCCTCTTTTATCATGAGTAAAATAAACACATACCCGACAGATGATACCGCAGCAGATGCGAACATATTTAACTTTTGGCAGACAGCAGGGGCCGCTGTTAAGAAAACAACATGGGGCAACATAAAGGCGTTATTGCTGACGGCTTTCTCAGCAACAATAGCTGAGTTAATTGCAGGGGTTTCAACAGTGAAATATGCTACCGTTGCGCTATTGTTTGATAAGTTAATTTTCACTTATGATGCAGCTAAGGCATACCCGGCAGGAATAAAGATGTTGTTTACCGACAATAGAATTTACAATGTGTTGACAGCAACAACAGCAGGACAAACACCTGTTTCACATCCTGCAAAGTTTCAGATATTATCACCCATCAACACATCAGAGATA